TTTGATTCGCTCTGTTTATTGCCATCCCCGCCATTTTCATCGGCGTGATAGATCTCGAAAATCTCATCATCTTCATAGACGATGGCTTCTTCGGGATCCTGATCCTCGGAATGTTCAATATTCAGAGCCTCGATATATGCTCCGGGATTTGCTCCTGCCAGGACCAGACTTACTTCTCTGATCTGACCGTGAATAACATCCTTACCCTGGTGCTTCAGTTTGTTTGCGTAAATTGACAGTGCTACCACGTCGCCATGCTCAACGAGCTCCTTAGCGTTTCGTCCGGCTTCCGTGTCGTTAAAAGACCCGTAAGTGTATACACCATCTTCTCTGTTCTCAAGCAGCGCATGGCCAAGAACATTGCCCGGGTCATCGTGAATATGCTGCCAAACCAACGGGACGGTCTTACCATCGTTGTCGATAAAAGCATCTTTACGGATGGTTCTGCCGTCTGCGCAAAGGATGTTATTCCTGGTGGCATAGCCGCAAAAATCGTATTTAGCCCCCATTTTGAATTTCTCCTTCTGTACTTTCTAAAGCCGGAACTGCCTCTTCATCTGCCGAGGCGTTCAGGTTCTTATTTCGTAATTCATCAGCCTTCGGATCTGTAGACGGCTTCATTCCGATGATCTGTCTGATCTCGTTGGATGTCATAATCTCATTACGAGTAAACTTATCGGCGATTTCTGCCATGTCACTTGCAGGAACGAGACGGAAAGCATCCCTATAAAAGAAAATAGACTGCCGTTGTGATCTGGCAGTCTTGGTTAAGAATTTTCTTTTGATCTCGTCTGTGATTGCTGAAAGAATTGGTTCGATAACTCTGTTGTAATAATTCAGCATTGTCTTTTCATCGGCAGTGCCATCCAATATTGCAGTAGTGATTCCTAACTGGCTATATAGCATACTCGTTAGATACTCAATCTGCTTCATCAGATTGTTGTCGACGGAACGATTCAACTGAGTTATGTGTTCAGTACCATCGGTGTACGCAATTCCGTATTTAGATCCTGACAGCTGCATTTCGATGTCTTTTCGACGATTCTCTGCCTGCTGTCTTCTGGCTTCTGTTTTAATAACGTATGGAAGCTGAATAATAAGATCCAGCTTTCCTGACCCACTCTGTTCATCGATCGCATCGAGAATAGCAAGTTTACGAATGAGTCGCTTAAGTGTAGAACTTGGCTCATTCATGATCGCGTAGAAAGGATTCTCGACGATCGCAACTGTGCTCTTTGGTAAAGTGAGTTCTTCTTTCTTACCATCTCTGTCGTTATAGACGAGAACCCTAACGAAATCCGGATACCATTCTGTAATCTTACCTGTTCGAATCGTGTTGATCTCATAAGAGGAAGACAATCTCGGATTAACACTGGTATCTACCGGAACCAATGCAACGCAACCTTCGTCAAACATTGACATAACGACATCGATCCAGAAAGATCGGGAAGTCTGGTCTTTGTTCGCTTCGAGGCTCAGACAGTTATTAAGTCCTGTCTGAAGGGTTTCCAAATATCGTCCATTCTCGTCAAGACGGACGTGCTCAATTCTCGTAGCGGCCACATCCATTGCGATCCTGTTGTAAACAGCAGTAACGATTGTCCGTTCTGTTCCGCCATGCAATCGAATTCGGTCAGGTTTAATACTTCCATAGTACCCGTAGGACGGAGTTAAATTATAACTCGTGGGGTCTTTATTAAAGAAAGCATTCCAGGCATGCTGAAGCCTATCGGTTAAGCCCATAAATATCTACTCCTATGGTTTCATAGAGTTAATGCTCTTTGTCCCATTCTCTATCAGCTCTGTCCCCAGCCATAATGCTTGCCGCGGGAATTGCGAGCAGCGGACCTAGAAAGGCTTCGGCCACGATTGCTTTGCCTCTTGACATTCCTGCCGCCTGAAGACGCGAAATACCGGTGTTGGCAAACGGCCCGAGAAGAAGATTCGTAGCTATTTTACTTCCTTTGGAGTAATCGGCCTTTAGTTCTTTGGCCGTATTTTTTGCCTGCTGTTTAGCAAGATCTCTATTCGCAGACTTCTCTGCTCTCCTTTGAAGTGCCTCGTGTTTCTTTACAGACTGGTTTCTAAGAGTCTCTACATCATCAGCAGTGAGAATAGTCTGCCCTTTTTTTGTTTTTACACCGACGCCGCGAATAGGGTCATAAGAATCTACATCTTTTTTAGCAGCACCAGCGGCCTTCTCAAGCTTGCGTGTGGAGCGAGATTTCTTATATACTTCACCTTCGCTAGTAACAGCATACCTCTTAGCGCCTTTTGGGGTTAAAGAACCATCGACATTCTGAAATCTTCTTACTCCCCATTTCTGGCCTTTAATGCCATGATGGTAGAGTTCGTTTGGATTATAGTAATAATACATTTATCAACCTCCGTTAAACAGAAAGTAAACCTGCAGTGTACGCAAGACCTATATATGCACTTAATGTAGGCCGAAAAGCATCAATATCGCTATGTTTAATCTCGCCTCGATCAAGCATTCCGAGATACTGATTAATCTGATCAACTCCGTAACCGGCAGAAGCCATACTCTTGATCATTGATCTGGTTTCCGGATCTCGGTTATTACCTGCAGCATCTTTAAATAAGCCTTGGTATTCTGGACCAGTTCTATCAATTTCTTTCTGCTTCGGAGGACCTACAACCTGACTGATTTCGGCGCCTTTTGCTCTATCGATTGGACCTCCTCGATTGGTGCTCTTAGCGCCAGAACTGGAAGAAGATCCGATAACCGAACGTAACCCGGCGGTACTGGTATCGCGCAATACCTGATCAAGGTCTGCATTTCCTGTATCGATCTTTGAAACCACTTTTGCAATAGTGATGGCTCCGATGGATGCAATAGCGGCTTTAGTCATCTCTTTCCCAGCGGCTTTTGCACTTTCGCCAAGAGATTTGATGGCCTTCTTTCCAGTCTCTTTAATATAAGCTTTAACCTTTGGAGCATTCCTTTCTGCCATAGTTTTAAGTGACTCTGCAGATTTGCCAGCAAAGTTGGAAATATACCGCCTGGCATTAGGATTGGCTAAGACTGCGGCACTTACTCCTACAGCCGCTGCGATTCCCAGTCCTGCTGCTATTTTCTTTCCAACCCCAGAAGAAGCGCCTGAAGAACTGGCGTCGGTGCCCTCATTCCTTCGTCGTTTACCAGTGTTAGTATATGTCCCATCTCGATTCTGGAACCTTCTTACTCCCCATTTCTGGCCCTTAATGCCATGATGGTAAAGTTCATATGAATTGTAGTTCATTAGAATGCCTCTCTGTTTAACTTAAAAGCCACGTATGCGTCCATCATGGCCGAAACGTTATCGATCTTCTGTTCGTGCTTGCGCTTGAGTAGCTTTTTATTGCCGTTCGTGTCCTGAAGAACAACACAGTTTCCCATTGCAAACTGCATAATAGACTGATCAAATAAGAGAAGTCTTTCTTCAGATAACTTCTTTAATTCTCCTAAAGGTACGGACTCTGTTCTTGCACCCTGTATAACTTTCTCAATCCCAAACGGCCCATTTTCGGCTTCCCACCGATTAATAAATTCTTTGGCGTTGTAAGGATCGTAGCCAAGACATCGAACATCATATTGGCACTGCTGAATATAGTTATCGAGGTCGTCATAGACCAGTTCCATGTCTAGAACCGCTCCCTCCATAACCATCAAAGTGCCTTCTTCTATAAATTCCTCATACTTGAGACGCATTGCTCCCTGGAGCTTCATCATCGTCAAAGACGAAATATAGCTACGGGCTTTTACGCCAAATCTATCGTTTTTAAGAGGAAACAGAAAGGTAAACGCACAGAAATCGTCTCCCAACGATAAGTCGGCTCCAAGAGAGCATGGCATAGACCAGAAGTCACGCTGTCTATGCTTAAGCGTTTCTTCGTAAGTGAAGAAATAGGTATAACCTTCCATGGGAATACCGAAGCGCTTGGCCAAAATATCGTTTCTGGCTGCAGGGGCCTTCTCGGCTCGCTCTACATCCAGCTGATAGGTCTCATAGGAGACAGTCTTTCCAAGATTCGGGTTTGCTTTGATCCACATGGCAGGATCATTAACTTCTTCGATGCTGTCGAGCTTATACCAGAATATAGACACATGGGGATTAATGTACTCGCCTTTTAGTATGTCCATTAACTCCATCGAAATGGTATCGCCAACACTGTTTCTAACAGTTCCTTCAGAACTCGCC